TGCTCATAAAGAACTCCAAAGTAAATCCTATAAGAGTGGTGTCATGGGTACTGCTAAGAAGTCTTTTGATCAAGCCAGAGTTGATGCCAATAGAGCACGAGCAGAAAAGGCTAAGTCGGCAATGAAGTCAGCAGAGACAGCACGTAAATCTGCAACAGCCAAGCATCAGAGCAACGTTGCAAAGTCTGGCGCACTTGCTCATAAGATCGACAAGGGTGTAGAGAACGTCAAGAATAGAGTGAAGAGTGCCATAACAACAGGTGCTGCTAAAGTTGGTGGCTTCTTGGGTAAGCATTTCGGTTAATTTAAGTTTAGTTAATCCCGAACCCCAAGAAAAAAATCTTGGGGTTTTTCGCTTTTAGGGGTTGACATTGTAGTAGATCTGTGTATAATACGTATTTGAGTAGTTGAAGTTCTTTAAAATAATAGCGGGTTGGGATAGTCCTACTCTGGTCTCATAAGCCAAGATGGAAGAGGGAGCGTTACCCTCGCCCGCAACCATACAATGTAGTATAATGCTGATATCGTCTAACGGTTAGGACAACGGGTTTTCATCCCGTAAATCAGAGTTCGATTCTCTGTATCAGTACCAAGTTTTTGCCGGTTTAGCTCATTTGGTAGAGCGCCGCTCTTGTAAGGCGGATGTGGTCAGTTCGATTCCGACAACCGGCACCATATTGAAGTATACTAAGGCAAATGTACAAAGCCTTGCTAGGATAGCAGCCAGCCGCGAAGGTTGGTGGTGAGTTCGAATCTCATAGTATACTTCAATATGGTTGAAGCATTTGTTGTGATGCTTGAGGTAGGGGTATATTCTGAACTATAGATAGGAATATATGAGTAACTCGACCGGAATAATATCGGTGAAGCCAGTGCGAGTCTGGACAACCATTTCAATTTTAATGAGGAACATTATGAGTATCAAACCATTATATAAAAAAGTTCTAGTAGCACAGAACTATGATGAAGTCAAGAGTGAATCGGGTCTAATCCTAGATGGTGTTGATTACCTCCGAGACACTAGCACAGCAACAGTACTGGCTATCGGTCCTGATGTAACTGATGTTGTTCCAGGCAATGTAGTCCTGATTGAATGGGCTAAAGCTGTTATCGTGAATGTTGATGGTGAAGAACGTGCCATGATCGACCAAGACAATATTATGATGATTTTGGAATAAGGAATAATATGATTTATTTTCAGTATGCAATTCTAGCACTACTATCACTCCCACTTACTATCGTCGCATTCATTCTCGCTCCGATCCTTCCATTGTTCGCTAGTTCAGATGGTTGGCTTCCGAAGTGGTTGTGGTGGTTTCAGACACCAGATAATTCACTTGATGGGGATTCTGGTTGGTACAACGAACATTGGCAGTGGCGCTACGCCCTTCCAAATCCACTCTGCACTTATGTTGGTCGTGTTGGCTGGTTGGTCCGAAATCCTGCATACGCTTTTGGTTGCAAGTACATTAACGGATTGATGCCGGTTGATTATAAAGGCGATCCAACAATCGGCGACAATCAAACCGCAAAGGAAGGTTGGCTCTATACTGAAGTTGATGGTTTGTTCCAATTTACCTATGTTAAGCGGATCTTCTTGACAAACAAATGCCTTTATGTTAATCTTGGGTGGAATGTTCGGGCATTGATTGATCCTAATAATGTCCGAGAAGAGTATGAAGCAACCTTTGTGTTCTCTCCAAGAATTTCAGGGTTTTATACAGAGTAATAAGTTAAAACGTGCCATTAGCTCAGCTGGATAGAGCATGATCCTTCTAAGATCAGGGCCGAATGTTCGAATCATTCATGGCACGCCAAATTTAATGTGACAGTAGCTTAATGGTAAAGCGCTCAACTCATAATTGAAGGAGTGTGTGTTCAATTCACACCTGTCGCACCAAAACAAAAAGATGTCCTTTGTGGCATCTTTTTCTCATTCCACTCTTGACAAACGCCAAAAAGTATGCGAGAATTCATCAATGCTAAGTAACGTCTTAATAAGGAACTCACATGACGAGACAAACAAAGAAGGAACGGATTGAAAGTACTGTAGCGCAACTTTTAGGAACTGCTACTGAACCCAAACCCACGATCATTGCAACCCAGGGCGAACTCATCCCAGTGCTTAATTGGTATCATGCTAATAAAGACACAAAGGACGCCACTCGATACATCAATGATTACGTAAAGAAACATAAGATCAAAGGTAAACTTGATACCAATGAAAACATCTTAACAGCGGGATGGATTTGTCGCATTGTCAATAATGGCACACAAGTACCAGACAATGTAACTGAGTATCTACAAACACACCTCCCATCGCTGTTTAAGATTGAGAAGACTACACCAACCACAACCACAGAACCGGTTGACAAAGTTTCAATCCAAGACCGACTGCGTGATAAAGTGTCAGAGATTGCTGGGGAACTCGAAGGTGCTCTGGATGACTTGATTATCAGTAAGTTCAAAACTCAAACTTCACCTTACGGTATCATGCAAGGCTCTGTTAAATCTGTCCATGCAACCAAGATCATCGACATCTTCAAGAAAAGGCGCACAGAATTTGATGAAGTCCTACACACGAAGGATGAGCAGATCATTGAAGGATATTCGAATTTCAGTAAGATTGAATTGAAGAAACTGGTGTCCTATTGCGACTTGATTATTACCGATGCCAACAAACTCTCGGATGAAGCTAAGGTTACTAGAAAGCCTCGAATCCGTAAGGCCAAGACCCCAGAACAATTGACTGCTAAGGTTCTCCTGTGTGAATCCTCGGTTGACTACAATTTGAAGTCATGTGATGCTAAAGATATCATTGGGGCTTCATCTATCTGGGTGTTTAATATCAAGAACAAAAAGCTCGGTGTTTATCATGCCCTCGACTCAGAAGGTTTTGGGGTAAAGGGTACAACACTGACGAATTACTCTGAGATGAAGTCTATTCAGAAAACACTAAGAAAGCCTGAAGAAGTATTGCCAGAAGTTGTAAAGGGTGGTAAAGTGTTCCTTCGAAATGTATTGACTGAGTTGACCACCAAGGATTCTGCTTTGAGTGGCCGTTTGAATAATGATACGATTTTACTGAAGGTGATTAAATGATTACACTAACCGCAGAACAGGCACAGCAGATTGATGAAGCGTTGTTGTTGATTGCGGACGATATGCTTGAGTACCGCGATGGAAAGCTCTACTGGAAAAAACATGCGAATACATGGGTGTCTTCTGGGCGTTCTGCTGGATATACACTCCCCAGCGGCTATATTCGCATTCAGTTAAGAGGTAAGAACTATTTTGAGCATAGGTTGGTGTATCTAATGCATCACAAAAAGCTACCAAAATACATTGACCACATTAACGGGGATCGTTCAGATAATCGTATTGATAACTTGCGGGAAGCAACAATGCAACAAAACAATCGCAATGTAGGCAAAAAGCGCACTAACTCAAGCGGATATAAAAATGTTCATTGGGACAGTAAATGGAAAAAGTGGCGGGTTACGTTTAGAGCAAACGGTGGAATGAAATCATTTGGATATTACGAAGATCTTAATGATGCAGTAGCCAAAGCGTTTTATGTGCGCAATCAATTACATCAGGAGTTTGCGAATCATGGATAAAAATGACCGTACCGACATCACCAAATACGAGGATAAAATAAATGACTGATCGAGAAATGGTAATGATGGCTGTACTTGAAGGTAGTCTCCCAGCGTCAATGTTGTCGGATGCTGAAGTGGCTGAAATGGAACATAATTTATTTGATTTAATTGCGGACCAACATATGATCGCTTCTCATTCGTCCTATGCAACACACTAAAGGTAAATAATGATTATCGTGGATTTCAACCAGGTCGCCATCGCCAACCTGATGGAACAAATCGGCTACTCAAAAACTGATGTTGATGAGGGTCTTGTTCGTCATATGGTACTCAATACTATTCGTGCTAATCGACGAAAGTTCCGAGAGTATGGTGAAGTAGTCATCGCTTGTGACAATAAACGTTACTGGCGTCGTGATGTATTTCCGTATTACAAAGCAAACCGCAAGAAGGATCGAGAAGAATCCGGTCTTGATTGGCCTGCTATTTTTGATTGTCTGAATAAAGTCCGAGAAGAACTTAAGGTTCATTCGCCATATAAAGTCATCGAGATTGATGGTGCAGAGGCTGATGATATTATCGGGGTCTTGACTAAGCGTTATTCACCCCATGAGAAGGTAATGATCCTCTCCTCTGATAAAGACTTCGTTCAGCTACACACCAATCCTAATGTGGCTCAATATTCACCAACACTCAAGAAAGAGATCAAGACTAAAGATGCCGCAAAGCAACTGAAGGATCTAATCATTCACGGTGATCGCAGTGATGGTATTCCGAATATCCTCTCTGAAGATAGTTGTATTGTTGATGGTATTCGACAAAAAGCTATTACAGAGAAGCGCCTAATTGAAATGATGGGTATGTCTATTGCAACCGAAGGCAACGAACTTCAGAAACGTAACTGGGCGCGTAATAGCCAGTTGATCGATCTGTCATTCATCCCAAAGGACATCGTAGAAGCCATCATAGATAGTTATGAAACAATTAAACCTGCAACTAAGCAGAAGTTCATGAATTACCTCATTGCGAATCGTCTTAAGAATTTGCTTGAAGTTATTGATGAATTTTAACCAGAAAGAACATTATGAGTATTGATCTATATTCCGAAATCCTTGAGAAGTTTGAACAAGCAGAAACCCGTAAAGATAAAATCGATGTACTGCGTAAGTATGATTCGCCGCGCTTTCGTGAGTTTCTAGTTTATGCATTTAGCCCTGATATCGTATTTGACGTTGAAGTACCTGAGTATAAACCGTCGATTGTTCCAGCGGGTCTTAATGATTGTTACTTGCATCAGGAAATGGCTAAGCTTCATCGATTCATTGTCAACCATCCGAAGCGTGTACCTGGATTGGGTGGTAAGAAGCAGCAAAACCTTCTGACATACATCCTAGAAGGTCTGCACAAGGATGAGGCTGAACTCTTGATTAAGTTGATTAATAAGAAGCTCGGCGTTAAGTATCTCACTGAAGGCATCGTTAAAGAAGCATTCCCGGATATCAATCTATGAAAATCGTAGTCGTTTCTGGTGGCTACGATCCTTGCCACGCTGGACATATTCGCCTATTCAATTCCGCAAAGACCTACGGTGATTATCTCATCGTAGGTTTGAATAGTGATGCTTGGCTGGAACGTAAGAAGGGTCGAGCTTTCATGCCATTCAGAGAACGTGCTGCAATCGTCAGAAATCTTAAAGCTGTTGACGAAATTATGGCTTTTGATGACTCTGATGGTACTGCGAATCACCTTCTAGAGAAAGTCTTGGAAATTTACGGGAAGGATCACGACATCATTTTCGCTAATGGTGGTGATCGAATTCCTGATAATGTGCCAGAGAATGTTAAAGGGGTTCATTACATCTATGGCGTTGGTGGTGAGACTAAAGAAAACTCATCATCATGGATTCTTGAAAACTGGAAGTCGCCGAAGACAGAACGGCCTTGGGGATATTATCGTGTTCTCCATGAAGTGCCTGGGATGAAGGTTAAAGAGCTGACAGTAATGCCACATCAGGAATTGAGTATGCAAAGACATCATAAACGCGCTGAATACTGGATTGTATCTGAAGGTATGTGTGATGTTGATGCGATAATGGATAGTGGCTACAAACTTCCATCTAAGATGCTATATAAACATGATGCATACCGAGTACCTGTAGCGGACTGGCATCAATTAAAGAATCCGTATGATGATCCTTGCCGTATCGTAGAAATTCAATATGGTGAAGAATGTAATGAAGATGACATTGAGAGGAAATAATGACAGCGACTAATGATGTGACGGGTGACGCTCTGATCAGTAAGGTTAACTCAGAAGCATATCGAAATAATTATGATCTGATTTTCGGTAAGAAGAAATCAGAAGAAAAGAAGGAAGAAAATGAAAGTAGCCGTAGTAACACCGACAATCGGGAGTAAGCATCTAAAGCAGTGCCTTGATTCAGTCGCAAAGCAAACCTATAAGAACCTGACGCATTATATCTTCGTTGACGGTGCTGAACATTTGGAAGCGGTTATCCGAGAATCAGATAATGCAAAGAATGTCAAGACTATTTCACTAGAAGAAAATGTTGGTAAAGGTTGGTATGGTCATCGAGTTTATGCTGCATGTTCGTTCCTAGTCAATGCTGATGTGATTGTGTATCTGGATGAGGATAACTGGTTTGAACATAATCACATCGAAACGCTGGTAAAGAAGTTGGAAGAAGGTAATGATTGGGTATATTCACTTAGGAAGATTTATGATAAGCAGGGTAATTACTCATGTGAAGACAATTGCGAGTCGCTTGGTAAGTGGCCTGTCTATTTCAATGATACTGTTCACCACATTGATACTAGTTCTTTCGCTGTTCGCCGCGATGTTGCTGTACGTGTCGGCCATGCTTGGTATGGTCAATGGGGTGCAGACCGTCAATTTTTTTCCGCACTGAAACAATACTTTCCTAAGTTTGACTGTACAAATGATCATACAATGTGCTATCGTCTTGATGGTAATCCAAACTCTGTAACCAAAGAGTTTTTCGTAGAAGGTAATAAGATCAATGAGCAAAAATATAATGGTGAATTCCCGTGGAAAGTAAAACAGCACTCGTTACTGGTGGTTCTGGATACCTCGGCTCCATACTAAGCAAGAAACTCAAACTTGCTGGGTGGAAAGTTGTATGTTTTGATATTAAAAAGCCGAAGCACCAGTACTATGATAAGTGGGAAGATGGAGACATCACTCAACCTGATGACGTTGAGCGGACGTTTTGGAATTTTAAGATTGATGCGGTTTTTCATTTAGCTGGTAGAATTGAAGTTGGTGAATCAATGAAGGACCCAACAGAATTCTGGCAAGTTAATGTTGGTGGCACTGCAAACATCCTGAAGTATATGGCGATGTATAGGGTAAAGAATATCATCTTCTCATCAACTGCTGCTGTTTACTGGCCTACATCTACTCCCATACCAGAAGAGGAATGTCTTGTCAATAACTCAGTCTACGGCAATACTAAACGTGCATGTGAGATGGCGATTGAAGATTCTGGATTGAATTATACGATATTTCGATATTTCAATTTATCTGGTGCCGAAGATGACCTGGGTGAAAATCATGAACCAGAGACTCATCTGATTCCTAACATTTTCAGTAATCTAAATAACTTCACTATCTATGGTGATCAGTATAAAACCGAAGATGGTACTTGTGTGCGCGATTATGTGCATGTGAGTGATGTGGCTGATGCTCATATCAAGGCTGCTGAAATGATGCTGAAAGAACAAAAGTCTCTTGGCATATTCAATCTTGGTTCTGGTGAAGGTCACTCGATTCTAGAAATAATCAATCTCATGGAGACGAATCTAGGCATCAAGGTTAATTACAATGTTGGTAAAGGTCGTTCCGGTGATCCTGATTGTTTAGTTGCGGATATCACACACGCCAGAAATGTATTGAAATTTAGCCCGAAGCATGATATAGTCTCAATCCTTCAATCCGCTTATGAATGGTATAACAAAAATGACAGAACCAACGGAGCAACAACCTGAAGTAGCAGAAGTAAAAGTAGAACCAGTAATTGATATGTTTGTACCAGCATCGGAACGAATTGAACAAAGATTTCTTGATAGCAGCACATACTTCTTGACAGGGGAGATTTGTGAGGATACAATTACACCTGCTATCAAATGGCTACTGTATGAGAATATGGAGGACATGGCTGAAGGTGAGGAAAAAGTTCTAACGATGTACATCAATTCATTCGGGGGGGATCTATACCAAGCATTCGCACTTATTGACATTATGAATCGTTCGAGGTATCCTATTGCAACTGTTGGTGTTGGTGCTATTATGTCTGCCGGGTTTTTAATTTTCTCGGCGGGTACAAAGGGATGTCGATTTGTTGGGGAGAACACGGGTATTATGTGTCATCAATTCTCCAGCGAAACAAGCTTCAGTAAGTATCACGACATCAAAGCCATGTCAAAAGAGAATGATAGTATGAATCAAAGAATGTTAACGGTTTTGGCATCAGCATCTGGTCTGCCTGAGCGCCAAATCAAATCAAAACTTCTGGGGCCATCTGATGTTTGGTTGACTCCACAAGAATTGGTTGATCTTAAAATTGCAGACCAAGTTTTCTAAGGTAACAGAAATGATCGCTGGTGGTAAAAAGTTTGATAAGACTCAAAAGACCAAATTCAAAAAGAAAGAGGAAGATCGAGAAACATTCAAACAAGTACGGAAAAAACACAAAGACAAAGCTGCATATCGAATGATTAAACAGGAAGATGAAGATGAGTGTTAAAAGTATCCAAAGCGAAATTGATCGACTTGAGAAGATGGTTGCTGATAAAGAAGGTGATCTAGAAGTCCTCAAGTGTCAACTACAGAAGCTAAAGTTCTTGGCTTTTGAAGAAGAATATCGCGAAGACGACAACCGCCAACTACTAAACGAATAGTACTTGACATTATTGCCCCATTTGTGTATAATGGGTTCTGTTCTAACTACGAAAATTTATATTATGAAAAAACAACGCAAGATTCAATGCTATGAGAAGCTGCTACTAACCTGTCTACTCTCTGGCAAACCTGTAACTAAAGAAGAGATTGGTGCTGTACTCGGTTCGGAACTATACATGTACCGTATCTCAACCTACATGTATATGATCAAGACCTATGTGAATGGTATCATCAAGGTTTATAAAGATGGTCGTAAGGTAACTGCATATCAATTAATCAATGTTGATGATGTTAAGTTCTTTCTACGTCAATCTGGTGCTTTGAGTTCTGGTTGGGTTCCTCCGATCATTAAAAGCATTGATGAATTGAAGGTCCGCGAAACTGTTAAACATGATGGGGTGATGGCATGACTAAAATTGTAATCAATCGCTGCTATGGTGGCTTTGGCTTATCTGAAGAGGCATTTGATCGTCTTCTGAATGCTAAAGGTATTGCATTTGAAAAGGTGACTAAAAAAGGTGGTTTGGCGTATGGTCCAGACTATTATCATGCTGGGCATTTAGGTGATGACGAATTCTATATCAGTGAATATGAATTTCGTAGTGATGATAAGCGAGATGATCCGGATCTAGTTCGTATTGTTGAAGAAATGGGTGATGCTGCTAATGGCCGATTTGCTGAACTTGGGGTTGTAGAAATTCCTGATGGTGTTGTGTGGTATATCAGCGACTATGACGGTATTGAATCTATCCACGAACATCATCGGAGTTGGAGCTGATCATGATTAAAGTCACACACCTCACAGACAAAAACATCTATCATTTCGTGTTACCTTGGGGTAATTGGCGCGTTAATGGGGTGGATCTTTTTGATAATATGAGTAACACACCAATGACATCAACAACGATGCCAGTTATTGAGAAGATTTACAAACATAACAAACTTACACACTGGATGAATGGTGATGTCGAAGTCTCTATTGAAGATTATAATTCAATGGCTGATCAGTTGCGCTCTTACGGTACTTGGGATGATGACGACTGCGAATACAAATTCGAAGATATCGACGATGAATACGCATATAAAAAGTTTATTCGCGTCCATACAGCAGCAACAAAACTGGTAACGTCGTATACCCCAGAGGAACTCAATGTCGTTCATGGGATGATTGATACTGGATCTGAATATATCGTCCCATTGTTTTCTGTTGACTCAAATAAAGCTGATCTAGTACAGTTTTTCAGGAATAAGCTTGAAATCGATACAGCTAGAAAGTGGGCTGATGATAATGGAGTTAAACTGGATATCCCAACACATAGTCATCTACAATTCGCTAAGATCAATGATAAGTACATATTCAGTAATGAGTTTGATGGTAAACATGGAATCCTAACAGTTACACCAGAACGAGCCAACGAACTCCTGCTTATCTCTCGGAATAGAGTGATTGCGGCTCTAAAGGCTGCAACTACGAACTTCAAGGATTCCGATATCAAAGTATCCGAGTTGATTCGTAAAATAACAGGCATCAAAGCGCTATGCGAAGACCATGCGTATAGTAAGAAGGTTAATCGTTCTTCAGCATTCAATCAGGTTGCAGTACAATTAAGAGATTTAATCAGCGATATTGAGGCGCAAGTATAATCATGAAATACTATGAACAACTAAACAAACTCGAAACTTCCATCATTGAAGTTGAACTAATCAAAGCTAATCTCCGTGTTGTCGCTAATGGTGTGGAGTGTTCCAATTTTGATGATGTGAGTTCTGCAATTGAGTGTATTACTAGCAATCTTGAGGACAAGATGGTTGATGTCATGGCTAATTTCACTTTTCTATTTAAAGAAATTTACGACGATACACACAAAGACGATCTAGCCGACAAGTGCTACCCAACAAATCTATAATGCTCTACTTAAAATGGTCAGGTACGATTCTATGTCTCATTGGAATCGGCTTGACCAGTTTTAATATATACCCGATAAACATAATCTTCAGTCTTATCGGAAGCGCTTTATGGACCGCAGCAGGTCATCTACAGAAGGATACTCCATTATTCCTAGTTGAACTTGTTGCGGTTTTGTGTTATATTGTTGGGGTTATCAATTGGGGTTTAACGTAAGGAAAACTAATGGCAACATGGTCATTTAAAGATAAAAATACTAATGAAGTGTTTGATATGTGGTTTCAAGGTTGGGCGGCTCGTGATGCATACCTAAAAGAAAACCCACATATCGAAGTTGATTATAGTCAATCCGCACCTGCCATCATCTCTGGTGCTATGGGTACTGGTTCTAATAAAGTTCCTGATGGTTTTAAGGAAGTTCTGTCTAAAGTTGCTGAAGCTCATCCAGGTACTGAATTTGCTGATCGACATGGAAAACTTGGAATCAAAGAAGCCAAAACTCGTCAGGTTGTTAAGAAGCACGTCGAGAAGATCACCAAGCGAATTGAGAGTGGTAATTGACATTCGAACATACAAAACTACCAGCGCTCGATTTTGATCTTGAATCCGAAACGACTGATGCTGGTAGATATTATGTAACTCCGAATGGGGATAGGTATCGATCAGTAACAACCGTATTAGCGCCATATTCAAAAGCTGGTATCCAAGAATGGCGGGATCGTGTTGGTGATGTAGAGGCTGATAAAATTTCAGGTAAAGCATCTCGTCGAGGAACAGAACTTCACGACACCTGCGAGAAATATCTACTGAACTCCTTGACGCCAATGAAGATTCGTTGTATGATGCCGCACATTAAGCAGTTATTCAATCAACTCAAGCCACATTTTGATAAGAAGATTGGGAAGATTTATTGTCTGGAGCAAGCATTATACTCAGACAAAATGAAGGTTGCTGGTCGAGTTGATTGTATTGCTTTCTGGGAAGGTGTGTTATCAGTAATCGACTTTAAAACATCAGCGAAGTTGAAAGATGAATCATACATTCTTAATTACTTTATGCAATGTTCTGCTTATGCTGAAATGTTTGAAGAATTAACTGGAATTCCTATTGAGCAGATTGTTGTTGCTATTGCCGTTGAGGGTGAAGAATTTCCACAGTTTTTTGTGCGATCCAAGACTAAATATTTAACCGAACTAACAAAATACGTAAATGCATAATGAAAACTAGAAACTTCGTCGCTAAGAATTCACCTACTGCTGGGTCTGGATACCATAAGGACAAGAAACGCGCAGAAAAAGATGGTGACAATAAACACAAGGAGAATTATATGGATCAGGTTCAAAAAGAAAAGAAAATTCCGCATGATAATATGCCAGAAGAAACATTTGAGAAGATGCTTAAATTATCGTCGGCATACTTTGATATAAGATTTAAAGATAATGCTTTGGAAAATATTACCAAAACTCATCATGTGCGTCTTGGTAATATCTTGATATGGACATCAAGATTATTCATACCAGATTGTTGGCTGATTCTAGACGATGATGATAATGTTATCGATGGGTTTTGGTTTTCTGGTGATTATAAGTTTAATGATGTATTCGTCAAAGATATCGAAAGAGTAACAAGATATGCTAGATTTTAAAAATTACATCGCAGAAGCGCCACAAATGTCCCCAACTCTGACAAAGAATGCTATGCGATCAATGACCAATAGTTTTACGCGGGACAATCTAACTAAACACCCCGAAACGCATAAGCATCTTGGTGGCGATTATTATTATCATAAAGAAGGTGATACACACCAATATTTCCGAAAGCATGATGGAAATATCAAGGAGATCTCCCTGGTAACGCGAGACCATGTACATAAAGTGACTGATAGTGGCGGTGGTGATGTTAAGCATATTCACAATTTCATGAAGCATCATGCTGAAACTCATGGACGAATTAGATCCGACGCCACGAATACAAAAGGATCTAAAAGTATGTGGATAGGTCTTGTTAAATCAAAACCAACACATAAAACATTCCATGTGATCAATACAAAAACAAATAAAGAACACCCAGTAGATCATCATACTATCGATAAAGAGTCACATAAAATATGGGGTGACTCGGACGACCACCAGCACATCAGAATCGAAATGCGTCATAAGAAGTAGTGCGATCATGCTAACCTATGAACTCCCAGAAGAAGAAATCTATGTCGGTAGAACCAAAGCATCAGAACTATTCACCGAGAACCAACAATTACGCGAAGAAAACAAAGTCCTCAAGGCTGAACTAGAACGCCTTAGATGGATGCTAAGAACACAGGATTAATCATGAAAGTTAAAATCGGAAACTATAAAAGCCCAATTACCCCATACTCAATCGCTGAGACTATCTTCTTTTGGTGTGATAAGTATGCGACCTATCCTGAAATTGGAGGTGATCCTAAACTAGAAGATCGCTGGGATTTCAAGGCTAAAGAATGGCTCAGTGAATTCTTGGCATACGGATTCCAAAAGCGAGATCCCAACAACAAATACCTACATGATAGCAGAACCCCAACATGGTTCTATAAAGCACTAGAGAAAATCCAGAAGAACCAGAAGCGAACTATTAAAGTTGAGATCGATCCTTGGGATTCTTGGGGCGCTGATACAACCCTTTCATATATCATAGTTCCACTCCTAGAGCAACTGAAGAAGACTAAACAGGGAGCGCCATATGTTGATGATGTGGATGTTCCAGAGAATCTTCGATCAACATCAGCACCTCCAAAAGAGAATGAGTGGGATATTGATGATAACCATTTTAAGCGTTGGGATTGGGTTCTTGATGAGATGATCTGGGCGCATCAACAGAATATACTTGAAGAAGAACCGAACTTCTGGATTGAGGAACCTGAAGGCATGTATTTCAAGCCAGTCGAAGGAACGCCGGATCGCAGCACGATTGAATATGATAAAGAAGGAAAGTTTGACACAGAAGCATATAAGCAGTATAATGAACGTAAGCAAAACGGATTCAGACTCATGGGACGCTATTGGAGCAACCTCTGGGATTGAGTAATTCTGGTTTGGTGGCACCAGTTCAGAAGCCACCAAATTCACACACAACACAGGAGAAATAAAAATGTCGTTAAATCCATTTGAAGTTCGTTTGGAAATTTTGAAGATGGCGAAAGATATGCTCGTTGAGGAATACTACAGCAAACGAGAAATCATTTCGAATAACTGGAATATTCAAGTTGATAGTGCTCGTAGTACAGGTGCAACACCACCAGCACATCCTGAATTTCCACCATACCCAACAGAAGCGCAGATTATTCAGAAAGCTAATGAATTGAATACCTTCGTTTCGCAAATCCCAGCAACGCCGGAAAAGACTAGCAAAAAATCCACCTAATATGGGATCGGATCGGGAGGATGGTTTTCTCGATCCCTAACTAATCAAGGAGAAAATATGCGTAGTAAAGCATTATTTTTAAGCATCATTGTATCAATTGGTTTGATAGCAGCATCTGTAATTTCAGTCAATCATATCCGATACGACCAACCAGTGACTGTTCATTATGGCACACTATCCAAAGAAGTTCAGAGGCAGGTGGATTGTTTAGCACAGAACATCATGTTTGAAGCGGGGCATGAATCTGAAGAAGGGAAAGTTGCGGTTGCTATGGTGACGCTTAATCGTGTTGCTTCTGGTAACTATGCAGGATCGATCTGTGGTGTTGTCAAGCATAAGATTGGTAAAGTTTGTCAATTTTCTTGGGTTTGTGAGAATAAAAATGCACAAAAACAGTTGACAATGATGAATAGTTCGTTATACAATGAAGTTCGTGATCTAGCAGTAAAGGTCATTTTTAATTATGACAAGATGGAAGATGTGACACAGGGCGCTACGTT